GGGAGCAATGAAAGATTGGTTGATTCAAGAAATTGTTGGTGCATTATTAAGAGATACAGATTGCAGAAGGTTTCAATTTTTTATGTGTACCAATCAGTTGTATGATTTAGTTTTAAGGGTTATCAGACCATACTATAGAGGCTTGTATCCAGATAGAAATAACATAGAAACAAAGGTTATAGAAACAAATTTGAGTATAAAGGAAGGCGAAATCTTTGATCATCAATCACGAATGGTTTCTGTAGATAGCTGGGAGGATTACATACAAGCATATGTAGAATACGATGGATTGGCAGTAGGAGGTTTTCATGCAATAACTAATATGCTTGGTAATTCAATTCAAAAAGACGCACAGATTTCTAGTCTACAGTATGATGAATTTCATTTATCCTGTGATATAAAGTATAAAGATGGATGGGTAGAAAAGAAATTGGCGTATAAATGTCAGTTGAGATAATTTTATCAATATGTGGTTTGATAAAATAGAGAATAATAAATTATAAATACTTGCAGTAACAAGTAAACAATTCGCACGGTTATCCGTAGACAATTCCAATATTAACAACTGAACAGTTATATCCGTTTGGGGTGGGAAAAGCATACCCTTGGTTAAATTGCGCAAAAATTAGCCATAAACCACTGATTAGCATAGATTTTATATAGATTTAATCTCTATGTTCCAGTCCTGGTGGGCTGTTGATGTTATATAAATTTTTCAATCATAAGGAGGAATGCTATTTAATGGCACAAACAAGATTTAATTTTACAGGTACAGTAATGTTACCTAAAAAGGATGCGAAAAGACCATTTGTTAAATCTGGTGAATTTGATGAGAAGGATAAAAAGGGAAAACCGACTGGTAATAAAATTAAATCCCTGAGTATGAGCTTCGGTATCAAAGAAAGTGATAATAACATGGCTTTTGTTGAGGCATTTGATAGTGAGAAGAAAGTAATCAAAACTATGAATGCTGACAATGAAAAAATTGAAGTACAGTGGAAAGACAGATTCGATGAGGATGTTATTTCTACAGTTGCTTCTTATCGGAAGACAGTTGTTGATCTTGGAGACAATTTTGACGGAAGACATGAATTTGTAGCAATGTATGACGCTATTGAGTATCTTCGTGAAAATCTTCCAAATTATAAGGGCAAAGTCACTATTACTGGACAGATGGTAAAGGAGCCATATAAGGGCGAATATTATGATAAGTTTAAAATTCAGAGTGTGTATGCAGTAGATGATGATAAGAAGAATCGTTTATTGATTACAGCAGATATTTTCTATAGTAAAGATTCCATTGATAAGGCAGATTGGAAGACTGATAAAAAAATCTATGTAGATGGATATATTCAGCAGTATATCAATGCTGATGAAGGAACTAAATATATCCCACAGCAGTTTGTTTTCAATGCGAGCAAATATGATGAAAACAATGAGAAACATAAGAAGTTACTTGATTATAAGTTGAAATACATAGATATCAATAAAAAGAACATGCATCATTTGCTGTGGGAATGTGTAATGCTCAATGGGGCAGAGACAGTAGAATTTAATGAGTCTCAGCTTACAAAGGCGCAGAAGGAACAGATTGAGTTAGGTATTAGAAAACTTAAAGATTTTCGTCCTGCTGGTTCGATTTTCGGAGAACGTGTAAATGAGTATAGATTGTTTGATCCAAAGTTGACAGGTGATTTTTCAGACGGTCTTGTAGATGCTGAAATGACATCTGCTGAGTTTGATGAAGAAGTTTATGTGATGGCAACTGATGAAAATCTGGATGATGTAATGAATAAACCAGAACCAGAAGAAAAGGAAGAAACTACCACGGAGGAGGATAGTAAAGAGCCAGAAGTGGATGACGATGACCTGTTTTAATAACTAAGGTGGTTGAAATATACCACCTATAAATAAAAAATATATGGAGGAATTTAATGTCAAAATATAAAACAAACAAAGTGAAGTGCGATATTGGAAGTTATATTCATTATTGGAGAGGTATTAAAAAAGTAGGCAAGACTACGCTGTTTTATGATTTGGTTCAGGAACAGTATGGTGACTTGGAAAAGGGACTTTTAATTGCTGTTGGTGATGAAATTGGATACCAAGCATTAGATGGATTAGTATATGCAGAAACTCCAACATGGGCAGATATTGTAGAGGTAGTAGATGACCTTGTGGAAAATAAAACAGATAATAAATTTGAAATTGTAGGTATTGATACTGCTGATGAAATGATCAAGCTTGCCAAAGAAGAAGTAAAGCGGATTCATAAAAAACAGAAGGGTAGTGCAGCAGAATTTAATGCTTGTTTGGGTGGATATGGTGCACCAAGAGATAAGGTTACAGAACTTGTAGATGACATTCTGGCAAAACTGCGTAAAGCTGGATATGGAATTGTTATTATCGGTCATACCAAGTTAAAAGACGTAAAAGAAAAGAATGGTGACGAATATCAGCAGCTTACATCAAACTTAAATGCAGATTATGATGGTATTTTTGCAAATAAAGCAGATATTGTTATGACCATTGCTGTTGAAAAGAATATTGACGAAGCAAAGCGAATTAAAGGAACAACTCGCTATATGTGGTTTAGGACAGACGGATTTGTGGATGCTGGAGGTCGGTTCAGTGAAATGCCTGAAAGAATTGAATATGGTGCAGCAAACTATATTGAGGCTTTTGAAGAGGGTGTAAAAAAAGCAATCAAAGGAAAATCAAGTGATTCTGAAATCAAAAAGCGTAAAGCTGAAGAAGTAAAAGAAAGAAAGCAGAAGGCGCAGGAATATAGTGAAAATGTCAAAGATAATAAAATTGATACAGAGAGAAATGATGAATTAATTGATATTATCAAGACTAAGTTCACAGATGCAGATGATGATACAAAGCAAAAAGTAAAAAATCTAATGGCAAAATATGACATTCCAAACTTCAAGGACAATGATGTTTCTACAAAGGGATTGGAAGAAATCATTGCTATTCTTTAATAATTTAGGTGGGGTTATCCCCACCGCCTGAAAAGGTGGTGTTTAGGTGGCTAGACAGTGTAAATGTCAAATAACAGGAGAAGCAGGAACGACAGATACTTTCTATAAGGCAGATAATGGAAAATATTATAAATCAAAAGAAGTTTATGATATTTGGAACAAAGAAAATGAAGATAGAAAAAATGTTATTGAAAAATTCGCAGTAGATTTTCTGGATTATAAACCAGGACAGATATTTCCAACTGTTTTAACAAAGAAGTTAAAAGAACTGGAATTTTATGGATATGATGTTATATATCGCACCATTGATAAAACATATAATTCGATCCAGTATGCCATACAACATAAGGATTTTAAGAATGATGTAGGTAAAATATCATACATATTTGCAATTATCAAGAACAATATTAATGATGTATACAAACAAGTTTTAAGAGAAGGAAAAATCAAAGAAAAGCAAAAAACTCAAACGGATCATTTTGAATCAATTAGTGAATCAGAATTAATGAACATAGGTTCAAAGAGAAAAGCAAAAGATATAAGTGAGTTTTTGGAGGAATAATTTGGAATTAGAAAAATGCTTAAAAATAATCAATAAAGATAGAGGTGAAATAGAAGCTCCGTTTGTATTCTGTCTTTGGAAAGATCCAGATTTATATGATGATTACAAATTTGTAAATAGCAAAACCAATGACATATTAAAAGATGAAGATGCAATTTTTTACTTTGATTTAGGGAAAGCTCTCTATGATGCAGGATATAGAAAATTTGATAACATCACAGTTTATAATTTCTTGAAAGATAAACCAACTGTATCAAAGACATTTAGTGATTATGGAGGATATAGAGAGGTAGAAAGTCTTAAACAGCTTGTTAATGTTGAGAATGTAGATGCACATTTTGATAAAATCGCTAGATTAAATACTTTGGATGCGTTATGCAGATTTACTTTCGATTCTTTTAAAGATATTAGTAAATTCGATAAAATGTCAAGTCAACAAGTCTATGATTTTTTTGAATATAAACTGAGTGATATTAGCATTGTTTCTACCCATGATATAGAAGAAGAATCATTAGTGATAGATGATGATTTTATAAACGAATGCGATTCTGGCGACACAGTAGGAATAAGTTATGCAAAAAATTGTCCTATCTTAAATTATCTTACATTGGGCGCACCTCTTGGTGAAATGTTTATGATTGCTGGTCATTCAGGAGCAGGAAAAACATCATTTGTGTTTGAGAATATGGCAATACCAATGACTGAAGATGGAGTAAAAGTATCCATAGTAAGTAATGAGATGAGAAGCAAAGACTATAAAATTATGCTTCTTGTACATATTCTGACAAAAGAACTTAATTACTGGGGATTGACTAGAAAACAAATTAAAATGGGTCATTTTACTGATGAGCAACGTTCGATGCTCAATAAGGCAAAAGTGATTAGTAAAGAGAAGTATGCAAATTTGGGGTTTATCAAGTTATTCGACAATGACATTGGCAAGGTGCTTAAATATATAAAGAAAAAATCTAAGCGAGGTTATCAAGTTTTTATTTGGGACACTATGAAAAGTGATGATAGTTTAGATGAGAAGATGTTCTTACAATTATTAATGAACAGCAGAAAAGTGTTCCAATTAGCCAGTAAAGAAAATATTTCTATTATTCCAACATATCAGCTTGCGTTATATACAATTAATCAAAGATATTTAGATGCAAGTTGTTTAGCAAATGGAAAGCAAATAAAAGAAGTATTTAGTGAAATGATATATATGCGTCAACTTTGGGCAGATGACTGTAAAGCATATCAATTACAAAAGAATGAAAATGGGAAATATACTAAAGTTAAAAAAATGATAGACTTAGACCCAGACAAAAAATATATTGTTGCATTCCTTGATAAAACAAGAAATGATGAAGACAAACAGCAAGTATTATATGAAGTCAATGGACGTTTTAATATTTGGAAAGAAATAGGATATTGTACGATTATCAACGAACATAAAAGTGCATAGGACTGGAGGTGATAAAGTGAATGCTTTAAAACTGACCGAGCATCTTTCGAGTAATCGTGATGATATTCTCAAAGTCTTAGAAGCTCTTGGTTATCAAAATATAACATATAATAGTTCCCATAATGAATACAGATTTGCAAGAGAATATGGAAGAAACCCCTCATCGGTCAGGTTAAGCATAGACACTTTAGGCTTTGTTTGCTTCAGCACAAATGAGAGAGGAAATCTGTATTCTCTTGTAATGAATAGAGAAAATTTAAACTTCCCTAAAGCGTTGGAGTATATAGCAGATTTATTAGGATTGCAAAAAAGTGAATTCAATAAATCTGTGAAAATTCCATTTGGAGGTTTTTATAAAAAACTGATCAGAGAAATTCAAGAGCCAGAAACTACAATGCAAACTTATGATGAGTCAATTTTGAAAGAATACTGTGGCAAATATAATACAATGTTTTTTCAAGATGGGATATCATATCAAACGCAAGAAAAATTTAATGTGGGATATGACATATGGACTAATCGAATTACAGTTCCAGAATATACATTTGATGGTAAGTTATGTGGAATAATGGGTAGGTCTATCG